CCGTCTTCCTGCTCCTGGCCCAGGTCCGGGCACCAAACAACGTATGTCCTCATCTCTCTCTCCATTCTGTTAATCCCCGCTGCAGCCTGTCGCCAAGCTGCGGGGGTGGGGTTAGGCTTCGAGCTTTGCCAGTTCGTCACGAAGCTGCTTGATGCGAGCCTTGCGCTGCGCGTCTAGCTGTTCTTGGTGCTTCGAAATCACGGCATCTGGGATCTTGATCCCTTCAATCTTCTGCCATCGGTCAAGGCTGATGCTTTGCTGTGTGCTTGCTAGATATGATGCGCACTGCTCATCAAACTCGGCTTGGGCCATTGCTAGTGCTTCGCTGTAGCTTGTGGCCGGGAAAACTTGTTCGCTGCCACCACTGCCGTCCCGGTAACTGTGAAGTCGGTACTCAAGGTTGCCGTCCGAGTAACCGAAGAGGGAGACGAGCTTTATTCCTTCGATCTTTCGACGCCCGTTGTAGCGATCAATATCGAAACCTTGATCGCCTTCAAACCAGTCGACGATTTCCGGCGAGTAGCCGCCGACGAATATGTGGGTGACCTGGCCGGAGGCGAACTTCTTGAGAAGATCAAGCTGCGAGCTGTTTCCGTTCTGAATGAACTTGAACAGTGAGTCAGCGTGTAGCTTTGCCTTCTCTTTCACGCTGGATAGCCGGGCGCGCTGCTGATTGATCTCATCCTCAAGTTTCTTTCGCTGGCTCTCGTATCGCGCCTCAAGTTCTCGGAGGTTTTTTTCCTTCCAAGACTCGGCTGGCTGGTCGTGCAGACTCTTGACTACGAAGTTTTCGCCGCTCGGAATCTCCTGACCGTTGCTGACGAAAATCTCTTGAACAATGGTCTGTTCGGCGTTCAGCTTCCCGACAACAAGAACCTTCTTGCCGTCGCTGGTGTACTTGATGTTGTTCATTGCGTTGTCCTTGTCGGTTGTCTTCCCGCTGGCCACTCTTGCGAATGGCCAGAAGTGAATGTTCCGTTCTCCGTTGCGCGCTATGCCGAGTCGTCTCAGGCCCTGGTCAGCTACTGGCGTCTTCCAGGGAGGCGGTTGCGCAACTTCGCGTGGCTGCATGTGGAGCCACGGCCAGTTCCAGAGCTGGCATGGGGCGGGGAATTTGTTGGATCGCGCTGTTCGGTTGCCCGGACCCCGCCGCGATGTTCCTGAAGTTTTAAAGAGCGGTGGGCTTTTCAGGCCCTGACGCGGTGCTGCTGCGTCGATGGGTGAACATTACAACTAGAAATTGTAGCTTGCAAGTAGAAATTGTAATTTTCTCCAAAGAAAAGCCCGCTCAGTGGCGGGCTGCAGGTCGATCAGAAATCAGCAGGTCGTGCAGGTGGCGGGAGGAGGGCGGATACAAAAAAGCCCCGCTAGGTGCGGGGCTTAGGGGAGGAAAGGATCAGGCGGCCTGAAGAGCCTCAAACAAGTGTTCTTCATTGCCATCGAACACGATGATTGAGGCGGTTTCCGCCAGCGCGACCATCGCTTGCTGCGTCGACTCTTCTTCGCCTCGCTGAAGGATCACTGTCCTCTTGGTCCTGTCGCCGGAGTTTTTCAGGTCGCCCATCTTACCGACAGTGCCGTAGATGCTTGCCCAATTTGGGCGGCCAACCGATCCGGCAGAGATGGTCTGGATGACCATCTGATCCTCCGCGCCAGGGTTCAGCACAAACGGGAAGGAGAGCTGATGTCCGCTTGCCCCGGAAAGAAGGAAGTCGCGTCGCATGCGATCCTTGTAACGCTTGCTGAGGATGCCTCCTACTCTCCGCTGAAATTTGGGCACGTGGGCGGTCAGCATGTCGCCGCACGCGTCACCTATTCGCGATGCGGCCTCGATGAACCTGGCGACCTGGAAACCCACCTGGTCTTCAGAACAAATGGTGTGCAGCTCGCCGTTCTCGGAAATCGACATACCGCTCCGATTGGCTATTTCCGCAAACCGCTTGGCGCGCCTTTGGTCCGGCGCAATGCCGTGCGTCATAGCGGTAAACAGGATGTCGGAATTGTCGCTAATACGTACCAGGCCGCGACCTATGTCCTGGACGAACGCTCCTATCGCCAGTCCATCGAAGGAAAGCGTCAGCGGCGACTGGATGTAGGTCAGCCCATCGCCAATAGTGCGGCATCGAAAGCCGAGCTGTCTGCTGATGTCTGCGCAATTCATAGTAAATCCATCTGGCCGCCGTCTGCTTGTGGCTTGCGTGGAGGCAAGTTGAATGGCGGGGCTCCTTCAATGTTGGCACGCTCAAGGAAAATCCGCCATAGACCCTGGATGTCTACTCGTCCTATCGGTTCGGCGTATTCCGAGGAGCTTTCTGGGACAGGGATATGCAGATGCGGATGGTCGGCACTCTGCCCATAGAACGGGTGACCTTTGCCAACCGTATTGATATGCTCGCTGGGGCCGTTTTCATCAAGAGCAAGCACCCGGGCGCCATTGGCGACCAAGGTCATCGATACTTTATCGGGTACGGCAGCCAGGCTGCTGCGCTTATGGTAGAGGTCAATGAAGTGGCCTTCCTGCACCACGCCATGAATTGATAATGGTACCCGGCATTTGTGAGACTCGGGGAACCCCTTGCCTCCCTGTCCCTTCCATAGAATGCGATTCGCACCCTCCCATGCTTTAGGAACCGCAATAGCTGACAGCGCGTCAGCGTATGGAATTTGGCCTGCCTGGGCCATCAATCATCTCCCTGAAGATAGTTCACCGATCCGTAATTTCCTGGCGCCACCCCTCACATCGCCCGGCCGCTCCCTAGAGCCCGGTTATCTTCGCGTCCACCACGCGCCCAATCAGCCGCCACTCGTCGTCCATCTCAACCTGGTTGAACGCTGGGTTAAGCGGCACAAGGTAGGCGGTTCCCGCGTCTCGCACGTACTGCTTGAAGGTGGTTTCGCCATCGCGATGCTTGGCGATGTAGAACTTGCCGCTGATCACGTCGAAGCCTTCAGGGCGCACGAGGATCGGCGTATCTGGCGGAAAGCTGGGCGGCGTCTCCGAGGTCATCGACCTACCCTTTACCCTGAGCCAATAGCCATGCTCGCCGGCGTTCTCGGTTGACTCCAGCATCTCCTCGCCATCGCCTGGGTAGTAGTTATCCGGCGACTCTGCTCGCTCGCCAGCGGCCACCCAGCTGATAAGAGGGTAAGCCCGCGGGGCGCGACGTGGCTGCAATGCGGGGGCGACGTTGGAGTGCTCGGCGCTTGATTCGAGGTGATCGGCAGTCAACCGCTGAAATTCGCCCTCAATAAAGTCGTCATTCATCAGCTCGCCAACGGTCACGCCAAGCAAACCAGCAAGCTTCTTCATTTTCTGCTGGCGAGGCACGTTTTTGCCCGCCTCCCAAGCCTGTACGGACTGAGGAGTTACGGCCATTTCGCGGGCCAGTTCAGACTGGTTCCAGCCCTTCTTTTCGCGCAAGAACGCGATGCGTTTTCCGAGTGTGTTCATGCCAACAAAGATACAACCGCAGGTTGTAACTGGCATTGCAATTCTCCCTTGTAAAAACCTGCGCTTCCCTGTAACTTTGCGTTGTAATTCGAGAAAAACGGAGTTCCCGATGACCGACAACGCCGCTACTCGCGCAGCTGCTGCAGCTGGTGGGCAGTCCGCTCTCGCCAGAGCAATCGGCTGCTCTCCGCAGGCCGTACAGCGCATGTGCGCTACAGGCCGCGTACCGGCAGAGCGCGTTCTTCCGATCGAGGCAGCGAGCGGCGTTTCCCGCCATGAGCTTCGTCCCGATCTGTACCCGAAGGCCCGTAAGCGTGCTGCTGCTGCATAAGCGACATCCCTGTCAGTGGTTTCCATGAATCCAGTATCGACCGACGAACGGTCTAGGAAAACCAGAAGATGAATCACGCAATCCTAGATACCCGCAAGAAAGTCATGAGCAAGGTCTGCACCTCGTTCGCTGGCGGGATTGAATGCGCCGCTACGTTCCTCGGCTATGAGCGAGCTAAGCAGCTCGAAAACCGCGTCTACGGATCGGCCGGCAGCGCGCCTATGGCCGACTCCGAGATTCATGCCCTTGAGCAAGTGCAGGGCACCTATCACCTCCCCGAATACATCTGCGCCATGTACGGCGGCGTATTCGTTCGCCTGCCTGAAGGCGTAGCGGACAACGTCGACCTGCACAGCCTTTCGATTCAGGCCGCAGCTCGCCGGGGGAAGGTGGACATGCTCATCGCCGCCGCTCTGGCTGACGGAGAAATCGACGCCAAAGAGGCGGAAGAAATCATGGCCGTTCACCGCAAGCACGTTGCGGCTCGGCATGAAGAAGTGAGCGCAACCATCGCGCTTTACGCAAAACGCGCCTGATCGACAGGCACAAAAAAGCCACCGGGCAAGGGTGGCTTCTTCAACAGCAACAACGTAACGAGAGGAAATCTAGCACATGTCAAACCAGATTATCCAGCCCTCCAGACTGATCGGCTCTTGCCCGGTCTGCGGCGACGACAGCGAGAACAGCAAGGCCTCGATCTACGAGTACTCGCTGTGTGTAGAGGGCGCCGGCGTCTGTGGTGGCTGCGCTGAGCGCATCGCCAACGCCTACAGCAAGAAGCACAGCGGAAAGTGGCTGACCTGGCCGAACGATCGTGCTCCTGCGCCGAAGAAGGCCGTTATCAGCCAAGCCCTGCGTACCTACGTTTTCGAGCGTGATGCATACCGCTGCCTGCGTTGCGGCGATCACCACAACCTCCGCGCCGATCATGTGATTCCAGAGAGCAAGGGTGGGGAAACCTCCCTGCACAACCTGCAGACCCTGTGCGCTCCGTGCAACAGCTGGAAAGGCGTGAAGGTCATCGACTTTCGCGGGGCGGGCAACTGACATGCAGTACACCCTGACCATTAGCCAGACCAAGGCCCAAGAATGGGGCTTGAACGCCCAGCAGGCTCTGCTGTTTGCGTTCGTTTACGAGTGCCCGAGCTGGGCCAAGCCGATGAAGAACGAGAAGGGCGTCTTCTACGCGCTGAGCAAGGCGAAGATCGTCGAAGAGCTGCCGATCCTCACTGATAAGCCTGACACCGCGTACCGCCTCCTTAAGCAGCTTGAGCAGGCTGGTGTCATCGAGCTCTCTCACACCGCAGGCATCACCCTTGTTCGTCTGACCGATAAGGGTCGCACTTGGAATCGCGGTGTAGATGGGTCGGAAAAATATCCGAACGACCTCGGAAAAATCTCCGATGTAGGTCGGAAAAATATCCGAGAAGGGTCGGAAAAATCTCCGACAAATCAGGATACCAGTAATCAGGACACCAATCAGGAAGGTGCTAGCGCACCTGTCGCCAAGTCGACCCGCAAGGTTTCGGTTCCAGTGCAAGCGATCGTAGACCTGTTCAACGAGACGCTGCCCGAGCTGCCAACCGTCGTCCTGATCAACAAGGGCCGTCAGGCCACTGTGAAAGCCCGCTGGAACGACAGCGAGGTTCACCAGGATCTGGACTTCTGGCGCGACTTCTTCGAATCGGTCCGTGCCAGCGACTTCCTGATGGGCAAGACCCAAGGCCGTGATGGCAAGCCTTTCCGCTGCAGCTTCGACTGGCTGCTGTGCCCGTCAAATTTCGTCAAGGTCGTAGAGGGTAACTACCATGCATGATCCCTACAGCCTCGAAGCCGAGCAGGGCGTCCTTGGCGCGATGATGATCCGCCCCGAGCTGATTGACACCCTGAGCGATGGCCTGACCCCGAGCGACTTCTACTTCGCCGACAACGAAGAAGTGTTCCGCGCAATCCTTGAGATGCATGGCAAGGGCCAAGGCATCGACTACATGACCGTCGCCGAGCACATTGGCACCCTGCAGAGCGGCGATTTCGCCCTGGGTTACACGGCCACCCTGCACAAGAACACCCCGAGCGTCGCCAACGCTGCGACTTATGCCCGTATCGTCGCAGACCGCGCCACTGAGCGTGCCCTGATGACCTGCGGCGAGCGCATCCATGAGATCGCCTGCAGTGATCAGGATGTTGCCGACAAGGTGGCAGCAGCCCAGGCAGAGGCGATGGCAATTCAGACCGGCGTCGGTGATGACGAAGTGGTCATGGCCGCCGACATCCTCAACGAGCAGGTTGAGGTATGGCAGGAACGCCAGGATCGTCATGCCCGCGGCGAAACGCTGATCGGCCTGTCTACCGGATTGGCTGATCTGGACGAGATAACCGGAGGCCTGCAGCCTGAGCAGCTGATCATCGTTGCCGGCCGTCCTGCGATGGGTAAAACAACCCTTGCGATGGGCTTTGCCGCTGATGCAGCGATCCGTCAGGGTAAATCGGTCCTCGTCTTCAGCCTGGAGATGAGCAAGGGCCAGCTGATTGACCGCATGACTGCAGCAGAGGGCAAGGTCCCGCTGAAGCTGATCAAGAACGGCACCGCGGCGTTCGACTACGGCTCGCAGATGATTGCAGCCGGTGCGCTGATCAAGCGTGCTCGCCTGGCCATTGCTGACCGCGCCGGCCTGACCATGAACCGCATTCGGGCAATCGCTCGCAAGCACAAGATGCGCCGCGGCCTTGACCTGATCGTCATCGACTACCTGCAGCTTCTGGACGGAAACGGTGGAAGCGGTAACCGCACCGAGGAAGTCAGCGCAATGAGCCGCGGCGCCAAGCTGCTTGCTCGTGAGCTGAAGATCCCGGTTGTGATGCTTTCCCAGCTCTCCCGTAAGTGCGAAGAGCGCCCGAACAAGCGCCCGATCCCTGCTGACCTGCGCGAGTCCGGGGCCATTGAGCAAGACGCTGACGTGATTCTCTTTGTCTACCGCGACGAGGTTTACAACGAGAACAGCGAATACCGCGGCGTCGCCGAAATCATCATCGGCAAGGGCCGGGATATCGAAACCGGCACCGCCCGCGCTGCGTTCCGTGGCGAGATCAACCGCTTCGACAACCTAGCCGCCGGCTGGCAAGAGCCAGAAGACCGCCCGACCAAGCCCGCCAAGGTCGCAAGCCTTGCTGGCCGCTACGGGAGGTCCGCATGAAGCACATCAACGAACTGCTCGAACAGTGCCTTGACCGCATGGAAGGGCAGCAAGAGTCAGCGATGAACCGCATGCGTGTTCGTCAGCTGCTCGCCAAGGTCCGCGCCAAGCGTGCCGAACGCCGGAGGGCTGCAGCATGACCGCTCTCCAGCAGCACGCCATCCAGCTCCTGCAGCGCCAGGGCTACCAGATACGAAAAACCACCGCGACCGGCATAGGCCTATCCCGCGGCAATGACCATCGCGTCGTCTGTGCTGACGGAAGCACCCAGCGCGGCGTAGGAGCACGGAAATGAGTGAAGGCAAGCGCAACAAACTGACCAAGACCGTCGCTTCGATGCTGCTGCCGCTACTGATCGCGCTTTTCGGCGCGAATCTGCTGATCCAGCTCATCGATCGCTTCAGCAACAACGACACGGCCTGGAGCTTCTACTCGGAAACCACCGACCTCACTTGCACCGTGGCGCGCAGCCGTGGCCAAGAGGTTATGGCGTGCCTGCCTGGGGATCATCGCGTAGAGGAGGCCACCAAGTGAGCGATTACATGGAAATGGCCGAAGCCCTGGAGCAGAGCCGCACCTGTCCCGAAGCCGGCGACAAGGCCGCTGCCTATCAGGTCATGGCAGAGATCAGCGGCGTGGCTGCTGTGCGCGCCCGTATGCAAGGCGAAGGTCGGCCTGACTGCCTCGATTGCGGGTACGACATCCCGAAAGAGCGCCGCGACGCCGTGGAGAATGCCGTGCGCTGCAAGGAGTGCCAGGACGACCACGACAAGCGGGAGGCGCGCCGTCATGGCTGATTCCCGAATGACTGCACGCGAACGCGCATATGTCCGGCGCCTGGAGCTGGAGAATGCCCAGCTGCGCGCGCAGAACGACAAGCACATCGATATCTACCGTGAGCAGACCGTCGAGCTTATCGAACTGCGGGCGAAGCTTGACCTGCTGCGGGAGGTGGCCAATGGGTGAAGTAATCCATAAGCCTCGCCACTTCTGGACCGCTGGCCGCAACCGTGTCCGCGACGTGTTCAAGCTGGCCTACCTGTTCGCCTTCGAGCTGTCCGCTGAATCGGCCGTCGAGATCATCGTGCGCCCTGTCAAGAGCCGCCGCACGCTGCAGCAGAACGCAAAGCTCTGGTCGATGCTGGCCGACATAGCCCGTCAGGTTGAATGGCCCGTAAACGGCGTTATGCAGCGCCTGGACGCTGAAGACTGGAAAGCCCTGATGACTGCCGCGTGCCGCCAGGAAGTCCGCATGGCGGCCGGCATCGGTGGCGGCGTTGTGATGCTCGGCGTTTCGACCCGTCGCATGACCGTAGCCGAGATGGGCGACCTCATCGAGTTCATGTA